TATGGGGTTGCATACTGCATTCCCGTACCTGGTGTAAATGAGGATGATCCAGCTCCACCACCTGTTGTGGACATTTCATCTAATTCTTCTTCTGTAAGTTGTCCTTTTAATTGGGCATAAAATGCTGGGTATTCTTTTCTTAGATGAGTTCTAAATTTGTTAAATATTTTTCTTTGCTCATTATATATATCTCTTAATACCTCATCATCTCTTACAGATTCACCTCTAATTAACTCATTAGCAGCGTCTCTTGTTATTTTAAGTTGTTTTATTAATTCTGAAAATGATGGGAGGTTTATTATAGTATGGCTTACTGATCCTGTTTCTTTATTTATTTTATCTGTTTTAAAGTAAGTATCACCATCATCAGATATAAAGTCTTTATCATTCCAGGGGCCATATTTATCTTCAATCCAAGCTATTAATTTTGGATCAATACCTTCTTTTTTAACTTCAGATATAAGTTTTTTAACTATTTTTTCTACAATTTTATCCATTTGCCTTAGTTAATTCTTCTAGTAGTGAATGATATTGTAACAAATCAACTAAATGATCACTTTTAATAACTGTTCTTTTATTTAACTCTTTAATTAGAGAAGAAACTTCATTTAATTTAATTTTAATTACTTCACTTGAAGTATTTTTTAATTGTTTAGAAATTTCTTCCTTAATATAATTAACTTCTTTATTATAGAATTCTTTTAACTGAGGGGTATTATCTACAGATTCAATAAATTCTTTTAAAATGTGTTTTTGTTTACTATTTAACGAAGAATATTTATCATTAAATTTTTCTAACAAGACATAATAAGTAAGTGTACGAATATCTTTATCTTGAGATTTAAATTCTTCAATTACATTTTCTCTTACATTTTCTCTAACTACATTTTTAGATGTTAAATGTTCTAAAAGAGTTACTTTATTATCTATAATTTGATTAGGATCAATTAACTTATTTGTATTATATGATTCAATCAAAGTATAAAAAGAAGCTTGTGCTTTGTAATTATTAAGTTTTGTTTTAAATAAACCTTCTACATTATAATGTTCTTTTAATGCTTTTATTAAATTATATTTTTCTTTTCTAATTGCAGTTCTATTTAGTTTTTTAGATTGTTCTAATAATGTATCTAACACTGTAGAGGCTTTTATAGGATCTAAATTTTTAGAATTAAAAATAGTCTCATATAATTTATATTCTTTCCCTAATTCTGTATTAACAAAATGAGACTTTATAATGTTTATCGCTGGTGAATCTTTGCCTGATAGGGTTTCAGAAGTAATTTTTCTTACTATTACTTCAAATAGGATACCCGTGTTTCTAAATTTCGAATGTTTTATATACATCAATACTTATTTTTTTATAAATATATTAAAATTATTACTCCTTAATATTTGATTCATCAAGTAGCGAATCTTTTTCGCTATTTTGTTCAAATACTAACTTTTTCCCCTTAGGGATTGATTTTAACATAGATTGATGTTTAGCAAATTGGAGATTGTTTTCTAAAGCTAAACCTGATTTATTAGTATCATTATAATCTTTTTTCATACCCTTAACGCCTAATCTATCTTTACCAAAGTTATCATCTTGTGTATTTCTTTTTGATGCTTTTTCCTTTGGTCTACCCAAAACTGTTTTATCATCTTTAGCGTATTCCTCAGGTTTAGGTACTCCACCTGGATCTGAATACATTCTTCCTTTACCATACAATGAAGCTAGGTCATGAGGTGTGCCATATGATTTACCTGTTTCAACTGGATCATTTCCTTCTGCTTCTATTTGGTCAATTCTAAATTTACGTTTAGCATCTTCTCTAATTAAATCTCTATAATCATCATATTGGTCTTCACTTAAATGGAATAAATGATCGTAGATATAATCAGATGGAAATAAATTAGTTTCAGTCATTTGGGCTGCTAAATCCATTTTTTCCTTCATTAATGCTACTCTTTCTTGATCATAAATTATTGAAGGGGTAGTTAATGATAATTCAAAATTAGCTAATTGCTCATCTTTATAACCTTGAGTATATAAATGAACTAATGCTATTTTGTACAGTTCTGAAACTACAATTCTTTGAATTCTTTCAATTGTACGAGCAAATCTAATATCTTGAGCAGCTAATGTAGCTTTACCATCTGTGTTTTCATCGTAACCCATAAATGCTTTAGGTACTTTAAGAGCAGCAAATAATTTATCTCTTAAATACTCAACATCTTGAATACCATCCCACTGTAAACCATTTGCACTTTCTATTTTAGTACTTGCATCATTACCTCTTAAAGGAATATAAAAATCTTCCAATAAGTTTTGCATATTATAATTTAAGTTATACTCACCAGTTTTTTCATCTACGTGAGGAGTACGCTTAAGTTTACTTAATGTTTTTTCCATAAACGCATCTACCTCATTTGGAGGAATAGATCCAACATTCATATAGAAAATACGTTTTTCAGGTGCACGAACAATTCTGTGAATTAACATAGCATCTTCCATTAAGATGTATTGTTTAAATAATTTACGAGCTGGTTCGATATATGATCTACCATATGGTAAAAAGTTCATATCTGTTAATAAACGGAAATGAGCCATTTCATAGTTATCAAATATTATAGCATTTGGTTGATCAAATTGATTAGGCACATTATAATAACCATAATCAGAAGCTGCAATACCGTCAGGATCAAATCTAAATCTAATATCCATTGGGTTTTCAACATTACTCATATCACCACCTTCTAGTCTTTCAATATGAAATGCTGTATAAGGGATAACATTATAAACCCCATATTTTTCAGCAATTTCTAATTTTAAGAAAAAATCTCCATATTTAGCTAAATTTCTAACCCAAGGCCATAAATTAAATTCAATATTTAAAACATCATAAAATAGATTGTATAAAATTTTCTGAATATCTTCATCAGCTGATTTAATAGCTAATACTTCACCTTGATCATTTTTTAAGGTTGATTCATCAGCAATAATATCTAAAGCAGATGCTATAATTGCATCTGTGTCCATTGAATCATACTCAGAATAAAGTTGTGGTCTTAAATATTGATAATTATACCCTGCTTGTTGTCCCCATAATGAAGTTGATGAGTTAGAATAAATTCTATTAAATCTATCTACTAATGAATTAGTTTCTACTTCTCCTGATTGTTGTATTTTATTAACATCAAAAACCTTAAGTTGGCTGTCCCCAGTATTACGTATAATTACGTCTGTGGAAAATAATCTCCTTAATCTTGAAAATAAACTCGTGTCTGCCATGCTTTTATTTATTTATAAATATTATAATAACCATTTAATGTTATAAGAATCTCCATTTATTTTTTGTTCATATGGATTACTTACATTATTATTACCAGAAAACCCACCACTATATGTAGTTTTATTGGATTTTATACCTCCTAATGCTGCTCTAGCTGAATCTAAACTCTGCTGTTGAAACTTTAATGAAGTATCTCGTAGGAACATACCAATCCCAAATGACATAACCAAGTCATCATTATAACCACTTTGAGCTTCTGGTCTTCCATTTTTCCAAACGAACACTTTCATTTCTTCTAGTAAACGTTTTGAGCGAATTGTTACTGATCTATCACCAACAAATTCTCTAAATTTATTAATACAAAGAGGTCTTGTTCTCATTGACATTGTAAATCCAGGTACCATTTCAGAATTACCTTCATATACTCTAAGATATGATTCTGCTGTTAGTTGATCTGATTTGGGTGATTGGTATAAATTTCTATATCCTCTTTCTTGTATTGCATCTAATGTAGCCCAACCAATATTAGCATTTTCTACTACTAACATTGCATTATTATATTCTGTAGCTAATCCTGTAAGGAAATAACCAAATTCTTTAGGTGGCATTTGACCTTTATATTCTGCTACTTGTGTATTAGTTGCTATATCCATTACATGACACGCCGAAAAATCTTTACCATCTCCTCTAGCTACATCAGCTACAACCATATATTCTCTAGAATAATCTGCTTGCTCCCAAATCCATAAATTTTGATCAACACCTCTTCTTTCCATTGGATCTTGTATAGTTGTTTCTTTGACAAAATCAACCCATTCAGAATAGAATACAATATCACCTGAGGTACTAAAATCACAATCACACTCTTGTGCTGCTAATCTAGGATCACCTAATAATTCATCTTGTGAATCTCTCCATGATTGATCTCTTTCAGGATGAACCCACCAAGGTAATTTAATTGGTAAAAATTGATTTTCATTTGATTCTGCATTAACCCATGTTTTATGAAACCAATTACCAGTACCATAAGGTGTAGATAATACAATAGCACCACCACCCGTTGCTAGTGTTTGTTGAGCTGATGCCCAAATTTCTCCAATATTATCAATAAATGCTGCCTCATCAATTAATAGCAAAGATACTGCTTCTGATCTACCAGCATCACTACTCGCAGATGTGGCTTTAATTATTGAACCATTACTTAATCGGAGTGATAATTTATTATTTTCTTCTGCTTTAATCTGGAGCCAAGAAGGTAAGTTATCGTACATAAACTTAACTTTCGTAACCATGTTACGTGCTGTTTCTTGTTTAGTTGCAATACATAACACGTTTTTATCCTTATGAAACAACATCAACCATAAAGAATAACCTGCAGATAATGTTGATATACCTAACTGACGTGATTTTAAAATAATTGAATAAGGATTATCCCTAACTAAATGTAATGCTTTTTCTTGGAAAGGGTATAAACCAAATTGAATTCTACCTCTTTGTGGGTGTTGAATATAGCAATATTTTTTCATAAAATGAGCTGGGTCTTGAGCACATTTTAAGTATTCTTGTCTTATTGCTTTTTTTATATCTCCAGCCATTATTTACCTAATTTCCAATATAATTTTCCTGAAATTACAGGTTTAAAATCTTGGTTAATTCCTAATCCTAAACCATATATTTGTTTTTTCTTATCTTTATATAATAACTCACCACCTACATAATTAATTTGATCACTTCTACCACTTAAACCAATACCCCAATAAAATTCTCTATTGTTAAGATAAATTTCTTCAGTTATTAAAGTAGTAGGAACTAAAATATTTGATTTTATTCCTCGTTTCCAAATAGTATTTTTATATACAGTATCTGTTATTGTTATTACACCTAATGAATCTAATACAATTTCATCTATAAAAATATTTTTAGCATAATAATCTTTAAGTATTTCTAAAGTATCAATTGGGGTATTTATTAAAATAGAATCAACCTCTTTAATTATTTTTGTTTTCCATTTAGGGACATAGACATTCTTTACAATTGCTATTGTATCCCATTTGGTTTCTATTTTTGTAATAACTTTAGGTTCAGTATTTATACTCTCCCTACCACAACCCCTCATAAAGAGGATAACCACAACTAATACTACTATAAGTAGTGTTTGAATATTTTTAAAGAAGTCCTTCAAGTTCTTTTTTAATTTTAGTTAACTCTTTTAAACGTTTAGTTAACTTATCTTTTTCACTTCCCTCAGAATTTTTCCATTTTTTAACTACAGACTTCATCTCTTTAGTAGTTTGTTGAAGTTTAGAAGCTAATTTAGATACAGAATCACCTTTTTTTGCTGCTTTACTTGCTTGTTTATCCATATCATCCTCATCTTCTATTTCTGATAAAGAATCCCCTAAATCATCTCTATGACCCTTAGTTGCTTCTAGTTCTTTATTAAGATCAGATTGAGCATCAATATCTTCTTGATCTGCTTCTGAAAGTATTGATAATATTTCTTCTTTAATAGTCTGTTTTAGTTCAGATTTTTTCATTGTAGTGTATTTTTGTTATAAATATCACGAAAAAAGTGCCTGTTTAATTAATCTTACACGTTTTTCAGTGGGACCACTAATTTCAATTAAATTTTTAACTCTATGTCTATATTTTGTAATTAATAATTGAATTTCTTCATCTATTTTTTTTCTATAATCAGCATTAGTTTCTCTAATACCATTATCTTCAATTTCTACACCTTCAGGAGATACATAAAATATGTAATCATATTCTTCTAACATATAAGATGCAAATTGACAAAAATCTTCTGCTTCAAAATAATACATTGATTTTGAACATTTGGCAAATGCCATTACATCAATAATTGTTCTATCTGTAATGATATTTTCTTCCATTAATTCACTAGCTCTTTCAGCTAAAAATACAGATTGACCCTTAACAGTTGAGTCTGTATTTAATGGAATACCCATTGCCATTAATTCTTTAGAACGTTCTGTTCTAGTAATATAATCCTTAAATTCAGGAACATCTTTTAAAGCATTAACAAGTGTTGTTTTACCCACACTCATTGTACCACATAAACCTATTTTCATAACTTAATTATTTAATCTTTCACTTCCAAGCATATATTTTAAAACATTTTCAGGAATACCTGAGTTTGTTAGGCTATCTAACTTTGCTAATGCTTGTGTTACATCATAAGCTATAATAGGAAGTTCTTTTACTTTCCCATTTTCAACATATTTACATTGATATAGTAAATTATTTTTAACTTTAGATGTTCCAATTAATTTAATTTCTAATACTGCTGTGTTTCTTTCAATTGTAACTAATTCAACAAGCAATTCTTTTTCTTCTTTTTTATATTTTTTTCGTATCATAACTAAAATGGTAAATTTATTGGATCTAATTGGGAAGATCCCATTCCTATTCTATAACTATCGCTATCAAAATGTTGTGTTGATACCTCAAATATACAACTTCCTTCTTCAAGAGCCAACATTTGGTGAGGTTGTCCTGGCATTAAATGAATGCAATCACCTTCTCTTACTACTACTTGATGATGTTGAGCTGTTTCTGTGTCAATGTAAGTATATTGAAATTCTCCTTTAGAAATATACCATGCTTCATCTTTTAGTAAATGATAATGCATTGAAAATGATTTATCTTTTTTAAATACTAATAACTTACCACAATAAAGTTCATTATTAATAATCCATAACTCATGACCCCATGCTTTTTCATGGCGTTCACCTTGATAAGGCATAGCTTGTAGTGTATGTTCTCTCATTAGAATCGATTAGTTTTAGGTCCTGATTGTTTATACCAAGGTAATCCTTCTCTTTCACTCATTATCTCTTTAAAAGATTCTTCAGTATATTCAATACCTCCTAAATAATAAGACTTTTTCCAAGGTGAGTCTTTTTTTAATGGAACAATAGCAGGAGCTTCATATCTGTGATGTTTAAAATGTTCTTCACCTTCCATTCTAATTAAATAATGTCTAGCTCCTTGATACTTAATAACTTTTTCTTCATATAATTTATCACTCATAACTTATTTTTTATTTATTTAATTTATT